GCCATCTTTATACTGCTCGTTTAATTTGTCTATTGTAAACTCTAGAAAATCCTCTACATCTAGAGCATATGCCTCTACTATCTCATTAGGGAGTTTAGCATATCCTAAGTTAAATGGTCTAGAGTAGAAGTTAGATGCAGGGATGCCCTTCTTACCAATGCTCTTGACTATCGCCCATGCCGTTTGATCATAACTCTGGAATTTCCCCTTATTGCTTCTGAACTGAATCCTGCGATCCTGTACCCATTTCCTTAGTGGTGAGAATGGTGGATTCTTTCCTGCCTTCCTTCCCTTATCTACCCACTCACCATATTCATTCATCAGGAAGTCAAACTCAAAAGAGTTCGGCATAGCCTTCACATCAAAGTCCAGAGATTCATAGAGGCTATTAGTTACATTCTTCTTCTTTCTCGTAAGGTTCTTTCTAGACTCCTTAACAAGATACTTACCGAACTTATCTAATGCCTTCTTTGTATTCTCTCCCTTCATCTAGCAGATGTTGTTAGGATTGATTGCTTCTATCTGGAGTGTTGCCTTCCATCCACAGATGTTAGATTCCATCTCCTCATCAAAAGGCTCTGCAACAGGATCATTAATCAATCTGAAGTAGGCATCATACTGATCCCCTCTCCTGAAGGTGGCTAAGATCTCAGATATTGCTGCAAGAGTTCTATGGTACACATCCTGCTTCATCATATTCCCCTCATACAGATCCTTAGCCTCTTTGCTATAATCTACGATATCCATCACCAGAAGATCAAACTCATAAGTAATGGTTCTCTCTCCTAGAGTTGCCGTTCCTGTCATTACATGAGCAATAGGAAACATATCTTGCTTCCTAAAATCTAGATCAAAGATATCCCCCCAAGTTACTTGGTTAATCTGATCATTTGCTGATGCAGCACTCTCAAGTGCTTCTGTTATTTGATAGTATCCCTTCTTCATATAATTAAAAAACCCTATTCGCTAAAATAGGGATAAAAAAAAGAGGAGATCCACCACAGACCTCCTCAACCAAACCAATCTAGCGAACCACCACTAGATGCCTAAATGCTCATCATCATCCTCATCCCTACATCTGCAATCGTAATAATCTGGATCTTTTGATTCTCCGCAGACACTACAAGTGCTATCGTGATAATTCTGATAGCTTTCTAATTCCCAATCTAAGTAACTCATGACTCAAAGAAGTTTATGATGTTAGTCAATGTGCATTCAAAACCGAATACTGCTGCTACTCTATGACATTGGTTTAATGTAAGATCTAAGCAGTATCTGTTCTCCTTTAATCCTGTGATTAATGCCTTCGTTGAATAAGGAAACTTGATCATCTCCTGATCTAATACTTTTAAAGCCTCTGGGCTTAACTTCTCATATAAATTCATCATGCAGGAATTTCAATGTTATCTACTACAAACTCATATAAAGCAATAAATGCTAATTGAGTGATATTAGTTACTTGTCCGAACTCGTTTTCTTTCCAATCTGTAAAATGTAGCTCCTGTAGAATTGCAAAGCAGTCTTTGTAGTAAATAACTGCATTATCAATTTCGTGATGAATAAAATCCCAAATGTCTGATGGGTTTTCTGAAGTGATTGAATCTTGAAGGTCTTCTAAAAAATCGTACTTGTTAAACATCTCTCTCTGTTTTTAATTATAGTATAAATATAAACAATATATTTTTAACAACTACTAATTATTTCCAGATTTTCTCATAATACTTTTCTCAACCTCATTCTTATCTATCTCATACTCCAGATAGGTGAGTGCAGTTCTTAGAGGTAACTCCGTTACTTTCTCAAATTGTAGGAGATCTCCTTTAGCAATCTGATGTACTGCTCCATACCATCCCCACTTTCTAGAGAAGTTGGATTGGGCATCATATCCTTCCTCTCCTCCTTCTCCAAAGATTGTAGGAAAGTTATCTGTAAGTTGGTGGCGATACGATAAAAAAAAAGCAGACACCCCATAAAGATATCAGCACTTAGATCCTCAAACCCATTCCCATTATGAGACTCTGGATCATAATTCTCAATGCTATGCCTTCCAAACATCTTCTTAGTGATAGGTCTATATAAGACTCCTAATATCCTCTCAGCGTTCTTATATGGCTCTTGTAGGTAGGTATCCAGATCAATATACTCTCCCATAGAGATATCTTCTATCTTAGGATGAAATCCATACTCCTTACCCTTGAATGTGAATGTCTTTACTAGGTTAGGCTTTTCAGCCAATACGATACCTATCTGATTTCTGATCTCATCAAGATCTTTCTTCTTCATCGCTTCCTGCTGACTAGGAGTCAAGCCACAAAACTGATATAAGGCTATCTCATCACCATTCTCCTCATTAGCCATAAGGATGAACTTCTTGTATGCTGATAATTTTATATCTGATAGATTCTCTGGAATCTCTATGCTAACGGATTGCGTATCTCCCATAATTAGGTTTGCTTAGTTTGTTATATACTCCATACCTGATAGCATCTATCAAGTGATTGTACTTATCCTCTGGCTTATTCAGGAGGTTACCATTCTTATCCTCCATCCACTTATAATTTTCCATCTCCTTCATGAGGTTAGAGCCTATGATATGGATCTTAAATCTCTTCAGCATATCTATCCCTGCATTGACTGAATCTGATCCCTTAGCCGTTGGCTTAATATTCCATCCCATCCTGTGGAGTTCCTCAATTGATTTAGGTTCTGCTGAATCTCCAAAGATCTCATCATACCTCCCTATCTCTAACTTCTGGAATTCTCTATTCAGATCCTGATTAGTGAGATTCGTAGAATAGATCATCTCCTGAAAATATAGGTTGTTCCCATCTTGGTAACATCCAACCAATGCAGAAGGATCATTAGTGAATCCAAAGTCAAGCCCATAAGATAGAAACTTCGCAGAAGCAGGAATCTGCTGGATAGTGGTGAATTGGAATACTTGCGCTCTATTCGTTCCTCTCTCCCCTAATCCATATACTCTCCAATAATGCTCATCTGTTTCCTTTAGTCTCTCTATCTCATCTATGATAGTCTGATCTAGGAATGGATTGTCTCTGTAGGTGGTTTGATAGAATGCTGCATCATCTCTTGGTATTACCCTATCATAGATCCAATGGAAAGTATCTGAAGGGTTATAATCCAGAATGATTCTTCCGTTGGTACGGAATATGATTTGTTGCCAGTCCTCAAAGGTCAATTCATTAGCCTCATTTAAGAATGCTAGATCTCTCTTTCTACCTCTGATCTTCTGAGGCTGATCCATAGATATAAACTCTACTAGATTCCCATTGAGGATATATTCTGAATTGGACTTATTATGATTCTCCTCTCTATAGAGATCTGATCCTTTTAGGATATCTAAAAAGTCCCTCATCACAGAGGAGCGGACCGCAGGAAATGTCTTTCTAGCTATTGTAATAGTCTTACCTATATTCTTCCCACAATAATGAAAGATAATCCATAAGAGGATGTTGTATGTCTTTCCAGAGCGAGTACCACCCTGTTCCACTACTATCTTCTTATCTGATCTCTTTAAATGTCCGTAGACTTTATTAACTCGGATCTTGCTCATCCACTTCCTCTATCTCAAAGGTCTTGAGCCCTTCATGGGCTATCTCCTGTCTCTCTACATATCCTCTCTTCTTACCCTTAGTCTTTAGGTAGAAGATTGTACTACTAGGATTCCCTCCCTTTATCTGCTGATGCAATTGTGATTCTGCAAAGTCTAAAGCAACATTTGCTAAATCATCTACTGATTCCTTATACTTCTCATCTTCTCGCATCCATCGGTAATGAGTCTCTCTAGAGATACCTACTGACTTACACGCTGATGTTACAATACCTAGAGATTTCTCAAGGGCATCAATCATTGCCTTTTTTGTTATGTCATTATTTGCCATATTCAATATATTGTATTATATTGCATTAATGTTATGCGGTAGTAGTGTAATAGTAGCACATCTGGCATCCAGCTAGAAGGTGAGGTGCAAATCCATCCTACCGCTCTAAAGCCATATCTTTCTTAGGGTATGGCTTTTTCATTTCTAAGCACATAGGCTTCATAGATTTATCTAGAGCATATATGTATTTATACTTACCACTCTTCTTCCTTTTAGGAAGTTTTCTATAATTCTCTTTGCTTAGTTTCTCACTTGCTCCTCTATTATGAGTCCATTTACCTTTATAGAATACTTCCTCCCCACTACTTTCAGTCTCATCTACAAAATACCAATTCGTTGCCTGATAGATAGTACCATAGTGATCCTGTCCTTTGTCTGCATAAGATATAAGTAGTTTAGCAGTAGGGTTGTCTTTCTTAACTAGCTTCATTGCTATACTCATTGCCTTAGATGTACTCTCTTGCTTTCCATTAAGAGCCATTCTATTAAGTTCTAAGTATTGACCATATCTTAATCCAAAAGGTGCACCCATAAATGCTCCTGCCCCTCCTCCAAAGAGGATAACACCACACCATTCACCTTTACCATTAAAGACTGAATATCCAAAAGCATGAGCAGGGCAGATCTTAGAATAGTGAAATTTAATACAAGCGTACTTAATTGCTTTCTGAGAAGCCTTCTCTAGTCTCATAATTCACCTGCACTAACTGAGAAGTATGCTCCTTCGTATTTTCTATCTATCAACTCCTGAATGTCTATCTCTGCCTTCTGCAGTTGTTCTGCTGAATCAAAAGTGATCTTCATTGTAGCAGGTTTGTTTTTTGGATCTGCTATTAGATCATCCATATCAGGTTCTTCTAATAGTACAGGTAGATCAATACCCCAATCATCTAGCTGATCAGCATTCCATTCATTAGCTATTAGATCCCAATCCCATTCACCG